GGCCTACAGGTGTTTCAGGCACACAATACTCATTGATTTACTGGCGCTTACGTCGTCTAAACAATGCAGGTGATGGTGTTAATACAGAAGACATCCCATTCCGCTTTATCCCAGCAATGGTTGCTGGTTTAGCATACTACTTGTCAGTTAAGTTAGAAGGTGTAGCATCTGACCGCATCATGGGTTTAAAAGCAGACTACGAACAACAGTTCCAACTAGCTGCTGATGAAGATAGAGAGAAAGCACCGATTCGATTTGTACCACGCAACATGAGCTACACGAGGTAAGTAATGCCTACCAAGTATGCTAGTGGTAAGAACGCAATTGCCGAATGCGATAGATGCGGTGAACGATATAAGCTAAAGGAATTAAAGAAGCTTATTATCAAGACGAAACAAGTGAACATACTAGTTTGTCCTGAGTGCTGGGACCCTGACCAACCGCAACTTCATTTGGGTATGTACCCAGTGAATGACCCGCAAGCGATTAGAGACCCACGCCCTGATACTAGTTACTATACTTCAGGTTTGGGTGCTGATGGCTTTATCTCAGACGGTAGTCGACAATTTGAATGGGGTTGGGCACCTGTGGGTGGAGCCAGACAGTTTGACTCCGTTCTTACACCTAGTGCATTAATATCGCAAGGTTTAGTAGGAAGTGTTACAATCACAACAACTTAAAGGAGTTTTAAAATGGGTTATAGAACAGCAGCTGACGGCATCACTAAGTCAGGTAAAACAAAAGGTACAAATCTAGGTGACGACGGTAAAAAAGTCGGCATTCAATCAGGCAAAGGCTCAAAAGGCGTTACTACTGATTCAATGAAATCAGTTGGTCGTAATTTGGCACGTGCTAAAAACCAAGGATAACATCATGGCTAAAAATGATTTTGTAAAAGCAACACCAGCAGAAGCTTATCCATTAGGTAATGCTAAAGAAAATAAAGACGCTAGCGCATACACAGGCTTTAAATATCCAGCAGGTGGTGGCAATGATATTAATGTCTATAAACAACCTATGGTTATCGGTAATGAAGATATCCAATGGGCTACTGACCCTAACTCTATGGCGGCTAATGAATCTACTCCAGGCGGCATGCCTGCACGTCGCGTAAGTATTGGCAATAGAGTTGAAAGAGTTAAATCAGAAGGTGTTGTTACTCGCGGAAATGGCGCAGCTACTAAAGGTACTAAAGCACGTGGGCCTTTAGCCTAATGCCATATAAAGACCCAGAAATAGCTAGATTAAAACGAAATAAATTTGAGGTTATGTAACTAGATGAATTACGAGCAACTGTATAACAACATTCAAGCTTATGCTGAAAACACAGAGTCACTATTTGTTGCCTCTATTCCTGTTTTTATTCAGGAAGCTGAAGACCGCATATATAACTCTGTTCAAATTCCAGCATTACGTAAGAACGTAACAGGTACACTAACAGCGACTAATCAATATGTATCTTTACCAAGTGATTGGTTATCGAATTATTCTATTGCTGTGATTGATGCTTCAGGTAACTATAACTACCTACTAAACAAAGATGTGAACTATATGCGCGAAGCATATCCAAACCCTACATCTACAGGCTTGCCTAAGTACTATGCGCTTTTTGGGTCTCAGTACACTGACATCAATGAGATGTCTTTAATCTTAGGGCCAACACCTGATGCTAGCTATGGTGTAGAGATGCATTACTATTACTACCCACCTACCATTGTGCAAGGTCAAATTACTACGCTTAATACCGCTTCATTCAGTGGTGGCTCACTATATACCAATGGCGTATACCAAAATATTCCATTGACAGGTGGTTCAGGTTCAGGCGCTTCTGCTGACATCGTGATTGTTGGCGGTGCAGTTACTTCAGTAACCTTGAAGTTTGGTGGTAATTTTTATGTAGTTGGTGATGTGTTATCTGCATCTACTACGACTATTGGTAATTCAGGTTCAGGCTTTTCTATTGCTGTAACGGCTATATCTAACACCAAAGGTACCTCATGGTTAGGTGATAACTACGACCCAGTATTATTCTATGGCGCTATGCGTGAGGCTCTCATCTTCATGAAGGGGGAGCAAGATATGGTTCAGTACTACGAGCAAAAATATCAAGAAGCATTGATGCAAGTTAAACGTCTTGGTGATGGTCTTGAACGTAATGATGCTTACCGCAAGGGGCAGACTAGCTTGGAATATAAAGGTCTATAATGGCTATTGTTCAAACCCAGTGCACTATATTTAAAGATAACTTATTGAATGGATTAGAGAACTTCTCTTTAACAACCCCATACGTATATAAGATTGCTTTATATAATGCTAATGCTAATTTAGATGCTACAACAACTGCATATACTTCAGTTAATGAGGTTACAGGTACAGGGTATACAGCAGGGGGTAGGACTTTGGTAATTATTCCACCAGCCTACAGCGGTTCAACTGCTTATGTATCATTTAATAACGTAACCTGGAATCCAGCAAGTTTCACTACTAGGGGTGCATTAATATATAATAGCACTACTGGAGCCGCGGTTGCGGTACTAAATTTTGGGTCAGATAAAACTGCAACAAATACATTTACAGTAACTTTTCCTACAGCCGACGCATCGAACGCTGTAATTCGCATTTCATAGGAGTAACAACATGATTAAAGAACTACAAGGCTTCGGTGATAATGCTGTAGCTACAATGGCTACAAATGTAGCTGATAATGAAACAGTTGGTATTGAGGGTGTATATCACGTTGAATGCCGTGATGCAGCTGGTAACTTAAAATGGGAAGATTCATTTCCTAACTTAGTAAATGCTGTAGGCAAACAATTATTGCTTGATACGCTATTACGTACATCAGGTACTTATACAACTACAGGTCCATTCTTAGGTTTGATTTCAGGTGCAAGCCCAACATTCGCTGCATCTGATACAATGACATCACACTCAGGTTGGACAGAGTTTGTTAACTACACAGTTGGTGGTTCAGCAGTACGTGGCACAGCAGTATTTGGTGCATCAAGCTCAACAGGTACAACACCTACTAACGTAACAACATCTACAGCTACAGCTATTACTTACACTATTACAGGTGCAGGTGGTACAGTTGGTGGTTGTTTCTTAACTACAGGTTCAGGTGCTTCAAGTACTCAAAACAATACAAGCGGTACTTTATACAGTGCAGGCGCATTTGCAACAGCCAAAATTACAACAGCTGGTGATACAGTAAGCGTTACATACTCTACAACTGCAACAAGCTAAGGAGTCCTAAATGGCTCTAGTGTTACAAGACCGCGTTCAAGAGACGACAGCTACTACTGGTACAGGCACCATTACATTAGGCGGTGCCGTATCAGGGTTTCAAACATTTGCGGTTATTGGTAATGGTAATAGTACTTTTTATTGTATTGTTAATGGTTCATCATGGGAAGTTGGGATTGGTACCTATTCGACAACTGGGCCTACTCTTACTAGAACTACCATATTATCTAATTCTAACGGTAATACAGCTCCAATTACACTTGTTGGGGCTTCTAATGTATTTTGTACATACCCATCTGAAAAATCTGTCAATATAGATGCAAATGGTTCAGTTAATATCCTTACCAATGTACCTAACACATCTACTACTGTTGGTACTTTAAACGTAGGTGATGGGACATATAACTTTGCTCAATTAGGTCAACTTGCTACTTTTGCTTCTGCTGAACCTGTTGTTAATACTGTTACTGTTCAAAATACAAGTTCAAGTAATACAGCCTATAGTTCTATTCAAGTAGGCGCAAATAACTATAATACAGGGTACTTTTTAGAGCTTGGCACAAACAGCTCAACTTATAGCTATTCTGCGGCTGGATACCCAAATAACTCAGTAAACCAACCTAACGTAAACTATATTGAATCTAATATGGCGGACTTAGGTATTGTTACTTGGAATAATAATAACATCCATTTTATTCAAAACGCGTCTACAGCCACAACAGATTCAATGACGTTATATGCATCTGGCGGTGTTTCACTAGGTGGTAATCCAGACCCAGGTCTTGGTACTTTATATGCAAATAACGTATATCTAGGCTTTAATACAATCACTGCAGCTGCTGGTACTACAGTATTAACAAACGCATCCTCAGGCTGGCAACAAGTAGTAGGTACAACAACACAAACTATCCAACTACCAAATGCAACAACGCTCTATAAGGGGTTAGCATTTACTATTGCTAATAACTCAACTGGCAATGTAACTATTAAAGACAGTGCTTCTACTACGATAGATACAACTGTTACTGGTGGTACTTCTATTTTAGTATTAACTGCTAATGGGACTACCGCAGGTACATGGGTTGCTTATAGCTATATCCCATCTTCATATGACTTTAGTACAACAACTGCTAACTTTGGTACGGCAACGCTTACTAATGGTACTTGGAACGGTAATCCAATTGCCTATAACTATGGTGGTACAGGATTAACAACATTTGGCGCAGCTAATAATGCATTATACTCAACATCTGCTAACGCTTTAACTGCAGGCACATTACCTATTGCAGCTGGGGGTACGGGCCAAACGACAGCAAATGCAGCATTAAATGCATTGTTGCCATCTCAAACTAGCAAAACAAATTACTTCTTGCAAACAAACGGGTCAACAACTGCATGGACATTGATTACTCCAGCGCTTGTTTCAGACCAATCAAATACAAGTACTGGATACTTTAGTCTTCCAGTTGGAACATCGACTCAGCGTCCAGGAACTCCAAACAGTGGTATGACCCGTGTAAATTCAGACATTGGTGCAATTGAGTCTTACTATGGCGGAGTATGGGAAGTTGTTGCATGGTTTACAGTCCCTAATGCGCCTACTATAGGCACAGCCACAACCACAGGAGCTACATCAGCTACTGTGACATATACAGCCCCATCTAATACTGGAGGCCCAGGGAATACGATTACTAGCTATACAGCGGTAGCAAGCCCAGGCGGTGCAACAGGTACCGTTTCTCAGTCAGGTTCAGGCACAATTACAGTTTCAGGGTTGACTACTGGCACTACATATACATTTACAGTGTATGCAACTAACCAAGCTGGTAATAGTGCGGCAAGTGCTGCTTCCAATGCAATTACTACGTTATCAGTCCCTGGTGCACCTACTATTGGAACTGCCACTGTTACAGGCTCTACTTCTGTATCCGTTGCTTATACTGCACCAACTAATAACGGTGGAACTCCAATTACATCTTATACGGCGGTATCAAGCCCTGGTGGATTAACAGGAACAGTATCTACATCGGGTTCAGGTAGTATAACAGTTTCAGGATTAACACCTAATACAGCATATACATTTACAGTTTATGCTACTAACGCTATAGGTAATGGGTCATCTAGTGCCGCATCTAACTCTGTAACAACTTGGACGGTGCCTAATGCTCCGACTATTGGCACTGCTGCTCTTGGCTCCCCAGGTCAAACAAAAGCAACAATTTCATATACTGCTCCATCCTTCAACGGTGGAACTCCAATTACCTCATATACAGCTGTATCAAGTCCTGGCGGTATTACTGGAACTTTATCCACTTCTGGCTCAGGTACTATTACAGTCAGTGGTTTAACCGCTAATACAACGTACACATTTACTGTCTATGCTACTAACGCAGTTGGTAATAGTGCATCAAGTGCTGCATCTAACTCAATTACTACATTAAACACATCATACTCATCGACATATTTAGTTGTTGCTGGCGGTGGTGGTGGCGGTGGTACTCCTTCAGGTTCAGGTGCTGGAGGTGCTGGCGGTGCTGGTGGATATTTAACAGGAACACAAACACTCACAGTTGGTTCTACATACACTGCGACAGTTGGCGGAGGTGGTGCTGGCGGTGGAGCAACAAGTGGAACAGTAGGTAATAATTCTACATTAACAGGCGTTGCTACAACTGCTTCAGGTGGTGGTAGAGGAGGCGGATATAGCACTGCTGGTGGTGCTGGTGGGTCAGGTGGCGGTGGTGGTTATCCTGGTCAAGGTGGTGGTTCAGGTACTGCTGGACAAGGCAATGCTGGTGGCACTGGTATGTCAAACGGTGCAGCTCCCTACTATGGTGGTGCTGGTGGTGGTTCTGCTGCTGTTGGTCAAAGTGGTGCTGCTGGTGGTACTGGCGGTGCAGCTACACAAAACTCAATTACAGGTACAGCTATTTACTATGCTGGTGGTGGCTCAACTGGTTCTACTGCTTCAACTGGTAACACAGGCGGTGTAGTAGGAAACCCAGGCACGGCAGGAAGTGCAAATACTGGAGGTGGCGGTGGCGGAGGCTCAAATAACGCTTCTTCATCTACAGGCGGTGCAGGTGGTTCAGGTGTAGTAATTATTTCTGTTCCTACGACATACTATACAGGTACAGTAACAGGTTCCCCAACGGTGACAACTTCAGGTTCAAATACAATCATTAAATTCACAGCTAGTGGAACTTATGTTGCTTAGGGATTAATAATGGGATATTACGCAAAAGTTTTAAATGGTGAAGTAATACAAGTAATTTCAGCAGATGAAAGTTACTTTGAAACATTTGTAGATTCATCACCAGGTACATGGTTACAAACCTCATACAATACAAGAGGTAATGTGCATTATGCTCCTGATTCTAATATACCTGATGGCGGTATTGCATTGCGCGGTAATTATGCTGGTATTGGCATGATTTATGATTCTGAATATGATGTATTTTATTCACAAAGCCCATTTCCATCATGGGTATTAAATCATGATACATGGCTATGGCAAGCTCCAACCCCAATGCCTACGGATGGTAAAAATTATAGATGGGATGAATCTACTACTTCTTGGGTTGAGGTTATAAATTAATGTTTGGTTTTAGCGCATTTGCGCAAACATCATTTGCTGGAGGTAATCCTGGAGTATTATATACTTTATCAATAAGTGAAAATATTGGCGTAGCTAATGCAAATACTCAATCATGGACATTTGGACAGACAATTACTGAAAACTTTGGGGTAACTGATAATAACTCTGAAGCAGGGTCTATTTTAATTTTTAGTATAAATGAAAATTTTGGACTAGGAGATTCAAGTACACAGCTAAGTACATTTCTAGAAAGCATTACTGAACCATTTACATTGGGCGATACAGAGTCAATCACAGCAGGTTTTGCACAAAGCGTAACTGAAAATAGTAATATACAAGATGTTTTAGTACCATATTTTGCAGCACTTGAAAATATTACGGAAAACTTTACGATGGCTGATGTAGTAGCTATTGCTGCTCAGTTCCAATCAAGTACTACAGAATCAATTACTTCAGCAGATATATTAGCAATAACGGCTCAATTTCAATCAAGTATTGTTGAAAATATTACTTTACTTGACGCAATTAGTATAATTGCAAACTTTAATTCTAGTATTACAGAAAACATTACATTAGCTGACATTGAAACCATCATCTCAGTGTATTTCTTTTCGATTACTGAGAACTTCAATGCAGCTGATTCTGCAACAATTACTGCCGCTTTTATATCGAGCATTTCAGAAAACATTAATTTAGCAGACCGAAACCAAGTAACAGCACAGTTTAAAGCAGCTATTATTGAATCATTCACTTTACTAGACCAACAGTTCCCACGTGGTTGGTTTAAGATTGACGACACGCAAACTGCTACATGGGCTAAAATAAATGATAACCAAAGCTCAAACTGGAATGCTATTAATAATGCTCAATCAAATACTTGGACAAAGATTAATGACAATACTTCCACAAACTGGGATAATATAAACAATACCCAATCGTCCTCATGGACGAATATAGATGATTCACAAGGATAAATTATGGCTTCGACCTATAGTACAAGTCTACAACTACAGCTAATTAGTAATGGCGAACAATCAGGTGTTTGGGGTACAACTACTAATACTAACTGGAACCTTATCGAGCAGGCAGTGGCTGGCGTTCAAGCCATCACCATGTCAAATGCTAACTATACTTTATCAGTGCTTAACGGCGTATCAGATGAGTCTCGTAACATGGTGCTTGTTGTTGGCGGTTCAAACTCAGCGATTCGTCAAATAATTGCCCCACTAGTTCCTAAAGTATATATGGTCAACAACAATACTTCAGGCGGATATGCTATTACTGTGGGTGGTGCAACAGGTACTTTAGTGACTGTACCTAATGGTGCTTCGGTACTCGTTTATTGTGATGGTACTAACTTCTATTCAGGTGTATCAGGTGTTGCAGGTAACTTTAATATTCCAGGTAACAATACAGTAGCAGGTAATGAAACAATTGGCGGTACACTGTCAGTAACAGGAAATGCAACATTCTCAGGAACCATTGCAGGGACACTAGCTTCAACCGTTACAGGCACAACACAATCTTCAAGTGATAACTCAACTAAGATTGCAACAACAGCTTATGTAACAACTGCAGTGACAAACGCCACAGGTTCATTAGGAACAATGTCTACTCAAAATGCCAATAATGTTAATATTACTGGTGGTAGCATTAGTGGGTTAGGAACAGCACTTCCTGTTGCTTCGGGCGGTACAGGTGTAACAACTTCTACAGGTTCTGGAAATGCTGTACTTTCTAACAGTCCTGCATTAACAACTCCTGATTTAGGAACTCCAAGCAATCTTGTTGCTACAAACGCTTCAGGAACAGCTAACAATTTAAATGCTGGTATTGGTGTAAATCAAACATGGACTGTATTTAATAGCACTACTAGAGCTTTTAATACAACATATACTAATTCAACAGGAAAACCTATTTACGTTTTAGTAAGCTCTAGCAATGGTTATAGTTTAACTGCTTATGTTAATGGAGTAGCTTTGGGTAGTACTTCATCTGGAAATAGTGCGGTAGCTTTAGGAATGAGCTGGATTGTCCCTAACGGCTCTACATATTCACTTTCAAGTTCTGCTACATGGCAGGGTTGGTCAGAATTACGCTAAGGATAAAT